TTTATGGGCAAACGGCACTACATACACGACGCAAAATTATAGTGTTAGTCCAAGTGGTGAACAGAATGCTTCCAGATGTTTATTCACTGGAGCAAATCAAAATATACAATTAAGTTTCAGTAACTCCGCAGAAACAACTGCATCAATATACGTCAAAGGAGTAAGTGGTGAGACAATAAGGTTTGGTACTTCATTTCAAGAAAATAACTTTACACTTGACGGTACTTGGCAAAGGTTATCAATAACAAGAAGTGTGAGTCCTTATAGCTTTGCAATAAGCATAAGTACTTATGGAGGCGCAACCGCTAGAGATATTGAAATTTGGGGAGCACAAGTAGAAAACCAATCCTACGCAACATCATACATTCCAACTAACGGAGCTTCAAACACAAGGCTACAAGATATTGCAACCAATAGTGGTAACGCTAGTTTAATAAATAGTACAGAGGGTGTGTTATATGCAGAGATAGCTGCTTTGGCTAATAGTAATACTGTTAGATATTTAGGATTAAATGATGGCAGCTCAAACAATAGGGTCGTTATCTTAAATGATGGTACTGCAAATAGAATAAGAGCAATAGTTTCTAGTGGTGGTACTAAATATGCAGATTTATATTATAATGTAACTGATGTTACAGATTTTCATAAAGTAGCAGTCAAATATAAAGTTAATGATTTTGCCTTATGGATTGATGGTGTAGAAAGGGCAACAGATACAAGTGGCTCTGCTCCTATTGGATTAAATGATTTAGGTTTTGAATTATCAGGTGGTAATTTCTACGGTAAATGCAAAGCACTTGCAGTTTACAAAGAAGCAAAAACAGATGCAAATCTAAGATGCCTTACATATCCAAATCCAGTTGCAACAACATTTGATTTAGACTTTGATACTATTGCAGAGCAGTTTACTTTTACAAGAGGTTCAGAAGCTACGTTTGTTAATGAACAAGGGTTAATTGAAAGTACAAATCAGCTAGGTCCAGAATTGGTAACTAATGGAGATTTTGCTACAGATAGTAATTGGAGTAAAGGACCTAACTGGACTATAAGTGACGGTAAAGCTAATTCTGACGGAAGTTCAAATGGTCAAATTCTTCAATCAAACGTTTTTGAAGCCAACAAAACATATCAAGTTACTTTTACAGCAACAAAGGTTAGTGGTAGTGGGCTTATTGCTAGAGCATTCTATGGAAGTTATGAAACTATATTAAGTATAACAGAAAGTGGAACATACACAACAAAATTTACCCCTAACGCTTCAACTAATGGTACTTTATATTTTATTTCAAGTGGGCTTTTTGTAGGCTCAATAGACAACGTTTCAGTAAAAGAAGTAATATCTGCAACTAACACTCCTAGAATAGATTACTCAACTGGTGCAAAAGCATTTTTACTTGAACCACAGAGTACGAACTTGATAACTTATAGTGAGGATTTTAGTCAGTGGACTCTAGGTAGTAACGCAACATTATCATACGAAAGCGACATAGTTGCACCTGATGGAAGTTTAGGGGTTTATAGATTAACTTTACCCGCACAATCAAGCACTTTTTTATTAAGTAATAGTTTTACTGGTCAAAACCCACTAGCCTTAAGTATTTATGCTAAATCTGCTGCAACAAATAATGATTTTAATCTTTTTGATGGAAGCATCACATCTTCTTTAAAAACCGCAACAAGTGAATGGCAGAGATTTGATTATATTGGTACTGGTAGTCAATTAGGTATTGTAAATCAAGGGGATACATTTATAACTGACATATATATTTGGGGAGCTCAATCAGAAGCTCTATCCTACGCAACTTCATACATCCCAACAGATGGGGCATCAGCAACTAGAAATCAAGAATTATGTTTAGATGCAACACCAGTTATTAATAGCACAGAAGGAACATTGTATGCAGAGATAGCAGCTTTAGTTGATGGAGGTAGCACAAGGTCAATATCTTTAAATGATGGTACTTCTAATGTAGTTGTTATAATAAGATATAGAAGTGATACAAATCAAATACAATATTTAATAAAAGATGGTATTAATCCTGATGTAGGTAATACTTATACCTTAACAGATTCAACTAATTATTCTAAAATCGCATTAAAGTATAAAAATAATGACATTACTTTTTGGGTTGATGGTAGTAAAATTTTTACATCAACATCTCCAATATCTTTGTCAAATTTAAATAATTTAAGCTTTGACACTAATGGAGCAAATCCTTTCTTCGGTAACACAAAAGGTTTAAAATATTACCCAAAAGCATTAGCAGACGTACAATTAGAAGATTTAACAACGATATAATTATGAATATTTACAAAACAGTATTTGATACAGAACAACAAGGTAAAGACGTTTTAATACAAAAAGACGTTTGGCAAGAAGTAACAGAAGAAGGTGTTACTTCGATGCAGTATATTAATGGAACAAAAGCAGTTGTTTATATTGGTAAGGTAGTAAAAACACCTGGTACTTATGGCCCAGATGGTCACGAGATAACTCCACCAATTTATTACCCTGGTGTTGCTTACGATATAATGAGTACAGATGACTTAGACTTTGGAAGTAATGAAGTTTATCCAGGTGATGCATCAGCTCATCAATTTTATGGTTATCCAAGAAATGCTGAGGTTCCACCACCACCTGTAGAAGAAGAAGTAATTTCAGAATAAATAGTGTAACTATATACAAAATAATAATTAAATTTAATCAAAAATGGGAAAAATTAAAGAAGATCAGTTAAAGAAAGTAGTAAAGCAACAAAACGAACTAGCTAGTGTGTTGGGTCAAATAGGTGCGTTAGAATCTCAAAAACATAGTTTACTTCACGCTATAGCTGATATGAACATCAAGATAGAAGAGTATAAAGCTGAACTAGAAGAAGAGTACGGTAAAATATCTATAGACTTATCAACTGGTGAGTATACTGAAATAGAAGAAGATGAGTAATATTATAAGAAAGATTAGTATAGGCTCTGACTATAAAAATGATGCTATGCATTATTCTATAGGTCAAGAAGTTTATGGTGGTCACAAGATAGCTTATATATTACTAGACGAAGAAGATAATTCTTATAACATACATATAAAAAAGAACAATGAGGTATTGCCATGGAAGAAGTTTAATTCTAACATGGCTATATCTATTGAGTATGATCTTCAGTATTGATGAGAAGTGTATATGACTTTATTGTAGAACCAGTAGGAGAAAGATACGATAACGAGTTAAAAATAGGTGATAAGAAATTAGTTTTAAATTCTAAGATAGAAAGTCACAAATTTATAAATAATAAAGCTAAAGTAATATCTGTGCCAATAGCCTTTAAAACCCCTATAAAAGTGGGTGATCAGGTTATTATTCACCATAATGTATTTAGAAGATACTACAACCAAAAAGGTAAAGAGGTAAATAGCAGTAAGTACTTTAAAGAAAATAAATATTTTTGTCAATTAGATCAAATATATTTATATGGTAAAGATAACTCGTGGAAACCTTTTAACAATAGATGCTTTGTAGCACCTATAATTAATAAGGATGAGTTAGAGCTAAAGAAAGAAAAAAACCATATTGGAATACTAAAATATGGTAATAGTTCTTTAGAAGCTCTTAAAATAAACAAAGGAGACGTTGTGGGCTTTACACCTAACAGCGAATTTGAATTTGTCGTTAACGATGAATTATTATATTGTATGAAATCAAAAGATATTGTAATTAAATATGAGCACGAAAAAGACCAAGCTCAGTATAATCCAAGCTGGGCAAAGAGCAGTTGAGGAATTAATAAAAGTAGCTAAAGAGCCTATTGTTGATTCAGGAGATGATATAACCGCTGATAGATTAAAGAATGCTGCAGCCACAAAGAAACTAGCTATATTTGACGCTTTTGAAATACTAACACGTATTGAAGAAGAAAAAAGTATGTTAAATGAAGGTGAGAATACTAAAGAAAAATCTTTTAAAGGTTTTGCAGAGGGGAGGTCTAAATGATGTACGAACAAACATTAGTAAAAACACTTGATGATTACATTAAACCTGGTATTATAAAAAAAAATAACAGGTATAAGAAATGGAATTATGGCTATGATGCTGAGCATGATATAGTTGTAATAAGTAAAGATGGTACGTTAGGTGAAATAATACAGATACAAAATCTAGTCATAGGTCTACCTTTAGAACCTGAAAATATATACAAGCGTTCAAGAAAAAAAGAAGAGCAGAAGTGGGAGAAATTAGAGTACCCTAAAGAGCTTTCAAAAATAAAAAGTGTATTTGACTGGGAAAAGTACCCTAATACATTTAAAGAAAAATGGTATGATTATATTGACGAAGAGTTTAAAAGAAGGGAGCAGGGTTTTTGGTTCAAAAACAATGGTAATGGCAATTATATTACTGGTACTCACTATATGTTCTTGCAGTGGTCCAAAATTGATGTTGGGGCAGCAGACTATAGGGAGTCGAATAGATTATTCTTTATCTTCTGGGAAGCTTGTAAAGCAGATGTACGGTGTTACGGAATGTGTTATCTTAAGAACAGACGATCAGGTTTCTCTTTCATGGCATCAAGTGAGACGGTTAACCTTGCTACAATATCCACAGATTCAAGATTTGGCATTCTATCAAAGTCCGGGCAAGATGCCAAGAAGATGTTTACTGATAAGGTCGTACCCATATCGGTTAATTACCCCTTCTT